CTGCAAGCATACCGGAGTTTCCGGACGTTGCAGCAGCGGTTCATTGATCAATTCCTGAGCCGTGTTTATCCGTGGTGGCTTTCGGTGATGGTCAAGAATGGTGACATCATTGTGCCGGACGACATCGCCGACTCCTATTGGGACCACAAATGGATGGCTCCCGGCTGGGCTTGGGTCGATCCGACGAAGGAAATCCAGGCCGCCGCCATGGCCCTCGATATGGGCATCACGTCGCTTTCACAGATTGCGGGCGAGCAGGGCAATGATCTGGCTTCCATCTTCGAGGCCCGACAGCATGAAATTGACACGATGGAAGAAAAGGGAATACCAATTTGCCATTCGGCGATGACCCGCGACCCGCTGGCCCTGCCAGCAATCAAGCCTGACCTCGGCAAGCCGGAAGAACCGGACGAGGAAATCGACGAACGCAACGCTCCGGCCCTTGCAGAGGATGACGAATGAAACGAATGAACAAAAGCCCGACCGGATGCAAACCGGCCCAACTATTCGGCGTGTGGGCGATTACGGAAGGCCCGCTCTGTGAGATGGTCAAAACCGTCAAGGGATTGGACCTCGCCAGGCTGGCCCTTGAAAACAAGGCCCGCGCCGGGATGGACCCAACAGGCCCGATGCCGAGCCAGCGCCCGGACGTTGGATCGAATGACGAATACTACGATACCGACGATCAAGGCGTGGCCCATATTGACGTTTCCGGCCCGCTTACGAAGTACCAAACCTCATTCGATGCCCTATTCGGCGGAACGTCTTATGCCATGCTGCGGCGTGCGTTGAGCCTCGCCAATGCGGACCCCGATATTTCCGCCATCATGCTTTGCATCGACTCCCCCGGCGGGACCGTTTCAGGCTGTGCCGACTTCGCTCAGGAAGTCGCCGCGTCCCCCAAGCCGGTACACGCCTACATCGAAGACATGGGATGTTCGGCGGCGTATTGGATTGCATCTCAATGCCAGTCCATCACCGCGAACTCCACGGCGACGGTTGGCAGCATCGGCGTGGCGATGATCGTCCAGGATACCAGCGGCCAATACGCCAAAGACGGCGTTAAGGTCTACCGTGTCGCCACCGGGCCATTCAAGGCGGCGGGCGCTGACGGTACGCCGGTAAGTGATGAAATGCTCGCGGAATTCCAGCGGGAGTGCGAGGCCGTCAATAAGTGCTTCACCGGCGAAGTGATGGCCGGGCGTGGCATGACGGCGGATCAAGTTTCCAAAATCTCCGATGGGCGAGTGTTCATCGGCCAAGAAGCGAAAACTTTAGGTTTGGTGGATAGCATCGCGTCGTTCGCGGATGCCCATGCCGCCATCATACAGGAGACCCAGATTATGAATCTGGAAGAGTTCAATTCGTACGCGGCGGCACATCCCGATCACCTCGCGATTGCCGCCAAAACCATCGTTGCCACGGCTGAACAAACCGGTGCCGCGACGGCGACCACAAACGAGCGGAACCGCGTGGCCGCTCTCGCCATCGCCTACAAGGACCGCCCGGCGTTCGCTCTGGATATGGCCGTCAAGGGCCACGACCTTCCGACCGCGAAGGCGGAACTGGCGGACGTAGTTCTGAAGGAAAACACCGACCTCAAGGCCAAGCTGACCAAGGCCGAGGCGGGCGGGACCGACCATCCCGGCGTCAGGGGTGTCGGTGGCCGCGCCGGTGCCGATCCCAAGGCGGAATTCAAGGCCGCTGTCGATGCGAAGATGGCCGCGAAGCCGGGCATTACCCGCGACAAGGCTGTGTCTTTGGTCAACCGCGAAAACCCGGAACTGCGCGAGGCTGTTGTGGCCGCCGCCAACGCCTAAACCGTCCCCTACATTCTGACTCGTTACGGGCCGCTAAATAGCGGCCCTTTTCTTTGACTTTTTCAAAAGGAATTCATCATGGCACAGTTCAATGATACTGGTACAAAAGCCTTCCCTGTTTCCGGCGCGATTGGCCGGTATGTCCGCGTCAAGCTTTCCAGCGGTTCGCTCGCCGTCGCGGCGGTTGGCGACCGCGGCATCGGCGTGATTCGCGACCCGGCATTCGCTGCCGGCGAAGTCCACACCGTCCTGCTGTACACGAAGCCCGGTACGCTTCCGTTTGTTGCATCCAAGAGCATCGCGGCCAATGTGGCAATCTATAGCACGGCAAGCGGGCAGGTGACGGATACCAGCGCTGCGACCTGCTTCCTGCTCGGCACCAATCTGCTGACCGCCGCCGCCAATGCCGGCGACATCATCGAAGCCCTTCCGCTGTCCATCTCCAACGGGGCCAACACCTAATCGCAACCGGGCCGCGCGTTGCGTCCCGTTTCCTGAACACAACAACCAAACGCAAAGGAGCCAGCAATGGCCCTAAATCCCACAGCAGCACTTTCAACCCAGCGCCCGGACTTGGCGGAATCGTTCGCCCAGTTTGACCAGGCTCTCGCCGCCTACGGATACATCGGGGCGGAACTGTTTCCCCCGGTCGATGTCGCCCAGCAGGCCGGAAACTTCGGGGTAATCCCGATCCAGACCATGATCGCCACCATTGACACCACCCGCGCCCCTGGTGCGGGCTACAATCGCGGACAGGGCGACCTCACCCCGAAAACCTACTCCTGTTTGGAGAATGGTGCCGAGGATGTGATTGATGACCGCGAAGCCAATATGTACCGCAACTACTTTGATGGGGAACAAATGGCGGCTATCCGCGCCCGCGACCGCGTTCTCCGCAACTACGAGATTCGCATCGCCGCGAAGTTTGTCACTGGAAATTTCGGCAGCGGATTTAATTCCGCCGTCGCCGTTTCGTGGAAAACCATCGCCAGCAGCACCCCGGCGGTTGACATTGTAACGGCGAAGAAAGCCATCTACGCCAACTCCGGCCTCGTGGCGAACGCGGTTGCGATGAGTTGGAAGAAATGGCTTGACCTTCAGCAGTCCGACGACCTCATCAACCGCATCAAGTATGCCGGGCTGCTCGACCCGCAAACCAAAACCATCACCACGGCGGCGGCCGCGGCGTACTTCGATGTTGACCAAGTGCTCATCGCCGGTGCGCCGAAAATCACCTCCAATGAAGGTGCCACCGTCGCCCTCGGCTCGATCTGGACCGACGACACAGTGTTTGTCGGTCGCATCGGCCGCACGAACGACTTCAAGGAAGCGTGCATTGGCCGCACGTTCAATTGGACGGAGGACGGTGGCAGCATGGCCGGTGCCGTCGAATCGTACCGCGATGAAAATGTCCGTTCCAACGTCGTCCGCGTCCGCATGGATACCGACGAAAACCTCATTTACAAATCCGCCGGTTATCTATTGACCGGAGCGGATGCCTAATCTTCCGCCTTCTCTTTCCGGGAGCGGCGGGCCGACAGGCTCGCCCTCCCTTTTTTGGTGACGATCATGGCCGGATTGCTTGCGAGCGTTTTGCTTCAGGACGCGGCGACGTTTTGCGACCCTGATGGGTTTGCGGAAACGATCACATTCACGCCGCGCGGCGGGCAACCGCTTACCATCCAGGCGGTGATTTTCCGCAGCGTTCCGCAGGCAATCCACGGCATTGCCGACTATGAGAACGTCACATTTATTGACGTTATCAATTCGGCCACGCTTGGGATTCTTGGAAACGCCATCAACATCGGGGCTGATACGGTGACGTTCTCCGGGCGAATTGACGACGGGGCCAGAGACTACATCATCCGCCAAATTGTGTCGCAGGATCATGGCATGTTACGTTTGCTGGTGAGCTAAAATGACAACGCCGAATGTATGGATTTCTCAGGCTTCCGCCGACGCCAGCGTGGGGGCCAACTGGTCGCTTACGACCGCCCCTACCGTCAACAACGCGGTCGTCGTCATCAATTCGCTGGCTCTGGCGAATATGTCCACCAATACAGATTTCAGCAGCTACAGCGGGCAGACGTGGTATCTAATGCAATCGGCATTGTCGTCGCTTCAACTGGGAAATGAGAATCTGGCGACGGGGGCGGTTGTGGAGCTGAAGCTGGGGGCCGGTTCAACGGTCTACAATTACGTCGTGGACAACTCCAATGGGCAAGGGGTTGGATTGGCCCTCATCAATCTCGGCACCGGCTCAACGGTTATCAGCTATGGCAGCAGCCAGACCCCATTTAATCCCGCATATCCGGCGGTGGAGTTTCGCAACGGCGGGACCGGCGGGGCAACGTTCAACATCTACGGCGGTACCATCGGTATTGCAGTGCGGCCAGGAACATCCGCCAATATCGCCAAGTTGCAAACGATCAATGGGCCTGGCGTTGGAAATCCAACCGCCAGCGTCGGCAGTGGAGCGACGGCCACAACGTCATTCGTGTCGGCTGGCTACGTCCTCAGCCTTTCGGATGCCGCGATGGGGAATGTTACGGTTGAGGGGAGCGGAAAATACGACAATAACGGCGCGGCAACGCACACGACCATTAACGTAGCAGGCCCGCAAGCAACGTGTATTTACCGCGGAACAGGGGCAATAACTCTCGTTACCATCCAAGGCAATTTCGACGGCACGCAGGACACGCGGGCTAAAACGATAACGAACGCAACGGCTTATCGCGGCTCGACGCTGAACCTCAACAACGGCGTACCGGGGGCATGGACGGTATCCAACCCGATACAGACGCCAGATGGAATCGGCCCCGACGGCGCAACGATCATCCTTCCGCCGACGATGAAGGTGACGATTGCGATTGGGCCATGAGCGAACTTCTGAGCGTTGGAATAAGTGACGCGACGATTGCCCGATTGAAGGCGGAACTTGACCCGTCACAATTCAAGCAGGCGTGCCGTTCAGCCGTTCACCGGACGATGATAACTGGCAAGGCTTTAATGGCTCGCGAAGTTCAGAAAAAATTAAACGTGCGAATCGGCGATATTAAGCCGGTTATCAAGTCGAGGGAGAACGCTGAAGATCTGAACGGCACGCTGACGGTGACGCAAAAACGCATCCCCCTTATCGACTTTATCGGCACGGCACCGACGCGCGGCGGGGTGCGAATCAAGTTGTACGAGGACCAGCCGTCGATGGTCCTAAAGCATGCGTTTGTGGCGGTTCTTCCAGGTTCGGGCCTCCAGATTGATGAGCGGGAGAAATACACCGGCAAGGGCAAGAAAACGAAATCGGGATACGTTTCGCGCACGCCTGTTGAAACCCTCAAGGGAATCAGCGTCCTTACCACCATCGGCGCGGAGATGGCAACGGCAACGGGCCAACGCATCACGCGCGGCCTCACCGAAACGCTCGAAAAGAATCTGCTTTCACAATTGGATCGGTTCACTAAATGAGCAGCCCCACATTTGCCAACGCGGTACTCTCGCAGGACGGCCTGAGTGTACAGGTCACGTTCAACCAAGTCGGGGCGAATGCGGCCATGCTGCCCGCCAGCGGCGTGACAGGCTTGACGATTCTGAATGGTTCAACCCCAGTGACGATTTCGTCGTCCGCCCGCGTCTCCAATTTCGCCTACAAATTCGCCCTGTCCGGCGCTCAGGCGGCGGGGAGCGTTTTGACGCTCGCCTGCACGCCTGGGAACTTGACCGATTCCGCATCCAACGCCGTCGCGTCGTTTTCCGGGCAGGCCGCACAGTACAGCATCCCGGAACTCATCGCCCAAAACGTACTTTACGCCTTGGGGCAAATCACCACGGCCAACGGCTACACCGTTACGGCCTCGCCGTCGCGTCCTTTGACCGCCAAGGAACCGGCAAGCAAAACGGATTTGGTTATCGACATCATGGAGCCGACGACGCGGGAGATTCCCGTGCTAGGCATGAAGTCCAAATGGGAGAAGACATTCAAGCTCGTTTGTTACCGCGTTGTCGCATCGACCGACGCACTCGGAATCTCCGCACGAGCAAACGAGATTATCGCGGCGGTTCGCAAGGGCCTCGCAGTTGACCGACAACGCGGGTTTTTCCCCGGCACGCAAAACCCGCTTGCATATGACACCGTTTTCCCCGACGCCGACGCTGGCACGGCGGTAGGGACCGGGCAGGAAGCAGTTGAGTATTCGATCACCGTGCCATTCCAGACGACGCTGGACGACCTCTACAACCAATAGGAGCCTCACATGACGACCCCGATTATCAGCCGCAAACGCCTCATGCTGGCGGTTCAGGAATCCGCACTCGGCACAGCCGTTACGCTTCTGGCCGCTCATGGTGTGACGAATTGTTTTGACGCGAAGATCGAAATTGATTCCGCGTTAATCGAACGCGAAGCCCAAATGTCTGCTGGGCGGCTCTATGGCGTTGCCGGGGCCACCAAAGGCAAGGCCACATGGTGGAATGAAATATATGGTAAAGGCAGCAGCGGCGTCCCGTATTGGGTCACGTCTTCCCTCCTGCAATGTGGTTGTGCCAACAGCAGCGGCGTGATTTCCCCGTCTCTGGACATTGGAACCGGGGCCACGGTTGGCACCTATCAGGGGAGCGGAAGCGGGGCCAGGTTGAAGCAGCTTTGCGGCGCGATGGGTAACGCCGTTATGGACTTTGAAATCGGCAAGCCCGGCAAGATCACATGGGCCTTTGACGGCCTCTATATCCCAGCCACCTCCGGCTCGCCGGTGACGCCTACCTATGACACCGTGACCCCGCCCACCTGCGTCAGCATGACGATCACCGTTGGCAGCACGGCCTACGTTTTGGGGAAAGTGAAATTCGACCTGGGCAACAAGGTGATGATGCGGCCAAGTTTGGGCGGGGCTTACGGCTACCAATCCGCATGGATCACCGACCGCAAGCCGATGCTGACCATCGACCCGGAAGCCGTCGCATTGTCCGCAACGGACTGGTATGGCATCTATCAGGCCGGGACGCCGCTGGCGGTATCCATGCAACTCGGCTCGGCCGTGAATAACACGATGACGCTGGCGATTGCCAAGGCCCAATTGATGAAGCCTCCGACCGATGGGGACCGCGACGGCAATCTAATTGACAATCTTGAATTCCTCTGCTGCCAGAACGCTTCGACGGCGGATTCGGAATGGACCCTCACGTTCGCATAAGGATTTTTTCATGCCCTACTGTTTCAAGCCCGGCGAAACGCTGGATGTGCCGCTGCCGATTGACGATGTGCTACCGGACGCTGAACGCATCCGCTGGACCATCGGCGTTATGAGCATGGCTCAGACGACGGCATACAACGCCGCCGTTGGGACCGCCGACGATGACAAGCTCATCGCCATCATCCTCGACGCCGTGAAGGGCTGGAACCGCCCGGAACCACTCACACGCGAAAGCCTGCTGGCGCTCGACCTAACTCCGGAACAGGTATTTTCGCTCGCGAGGGGAATCCCTCTCGCCCAGTTCATCGGGGAACGCGAAAAAAAAGCATCACGCTTGCGCTCTCCATCCGTCACGGCAAACTCTGCCGGGGCTGCAAGCGGAAGTGTGACGACGCCCCAACCGTGACCGAACCGATGATGCTCCGCTGTGTCCTTTGCGGGGGCGAGGATTCGGACGGGTGCGAGGGTTGCGGCGGCGCCGGAACGGTCACAATCACGCAATGCCCGCGGGAGGCAATCACGCCCGACACCTACGACTTTATCCGCCTTGCGGACTGGGCCGACGAAAAGATTCTGCCATGCGGCGGCGGGGTGCTGGACCAATCGGCGGGATTCATGGACGCCCTTAGATACTTCCGAAACGTGCAAAACGAATTGAAGGCCGACGATGGCAAAACAGCTTGATATCAATGTGGGCCTACCAGGAGAGAAGGAGGCGGAAAGCGGCCTTGATCGGCTGCTGAAAAAAATCAAGGCTATTAAGGCCGAGGAGCGCTCATCGGGAGAGGGTGCTGCTGGGCGGGCTTTGGGCCTTGGGAACAGTGGCATCACCGGGCTAGGGCTGAGCGCCGTCGGTCTGGGGGCATTT